AAACATGGTGGTGCATGCGATAAATGTAGTCCTTGGCAAGGCAGAGTATATATTGATGATGTCTGGTCAGGAGGAAAAAAAGAAGATGTAAAATATCCTTTGTTAAGCACAGCAATAAATGGAGGATTATTCCATCCAAGATGTGAACATGGTTCTAGTACATATTATGAAGGAATAAATAGTGAACCAGAAGAAGTAACACAAGCATTAAGTAATGAACATGAAGATGAGTATACACAAGCATTACAAAGACAGAAAAGACAATATGAAAGATTAGCATTAGGAAGTTTATTGCCAGAAAATGTATTAAATTATCAAAATAAAGTAAATGAGTTGCAAAATCAAATAGAAGATAGTAAAATAGAAAACAAAGAAAATATCAAACAATATAATCCTGCAAGTTTAGTAGAAAAATTGAATCTAGATTTAGAAGAATATAAACCATATGGAAAATATGATCCATTTGAAAATAATATTCAAGAAAAAACATCAAAACTACTAAATATGAATAAGTTACCACAACTGCTTAATAAAGAACAATACAAGAAAATTGATGGAAATGAAATAATAAGAGTATTGCATTCATATCATGGTAGAACTGCACAAGAAGCATATGAAAATACAATAAAAGGAACTATACAATATAGTGAAAGCATAAGAAGTAGTTATGGAAGAGGAATATATTTCGGTGAAAGTAACATAGAAGATGATTTATTATCTTTATATGGGAAAAAAGATAATAAAGTAATAAGAGCGAAGATTGATAATAAAGCAAAAATATTGGAATTTGATAAACAGTTTGATTATTTAAAAGATGTAGAAGAAAGATTAAATAAGCTACCAAAAAAAATAAGAAATTTTTATAAAAACGAAAGGTCTTTGCTATATATGTTAGATGGAATTGATGGCATAAAAATAAAATCAAAAGGATATTATTGTATATATAATAGAGGAGTGTTAGTAGTAAATGTGTAGTGACATTGAATTGTTTATAAATTTAATTTATATGACTGAAACCATGAAAAATTTACAAGATACAAATTTTGATAAGTATTTGAAATGTATAAAGCAAACACAAGACTGGGAAAAGTTTAAAGATGTTTCAGATATTATAAAATTAAATAATAATTATATAAATAAAGCCATAAAAGAAATTACTAATAATAATGAATATTTAAAAATGATAACAGATGAAACTAAATTCGATTGGAAAAAAATAGAAAAAACACTTGAAAAATGTAAAATATTGTAATATACTCTTCTTGAAAAAAATTAGAAGGGGAGAATATTATGGAAGAAACACAAATCAAAACCAAGTTTTGCAAGTATTGCGGAGAAAAAATACCAGAAGATGCAATAATATGCACTAAATGCGGAAGACAAGTCGAAGAATTAAAACAAAATCAACCAAATGTAGTTATAAATAATACTAATACAAACACTAACACGGTTCAAAATACAACAGCTGGATATTCCGGAAAACAAAAAAATAAATGGGTGGCATTATTATTATGCTTTTTCTTAGGTGTATTTGGTGCTCATAAATTTTATGAAGGAAAAGTAGGAATGGGGATATTGTATTTATTCACAATGGGATTGTTTGGAATAGGATGGCTTATAGATATAATAACATTACTATTTAAACCAAATTCATATTATGTATAATTAGAAGGAGAAGAATATGAAATACGAAATAGGAGATAAAGTAAAATTAAAAAGTGGAAAAATAGTTACAATTACAAATATAGGAAGAACATTAAGTAACCCAACAGTTTATTTCTATGGAAATCCATATGTGGCGATAGATGAAGAAATAGTAAGAAAAATAGAGGATTAAGCACTAGCATTTAACTAGTGCTTTTTTATATGCAAGTTTAGTGTAACGGTAGCACAACAGTCTCCAAAACTGTTTGTAGTGGTTCAAATCCATTAACTTGTGCCATTTTTAAAATTAGAGCTTAAATAGCTCTTTTTTTATTGCAAAAATTATGGTCGACGGACCTTAAACGGGGGAGTTTTCCAATAGGAGGTATGAAAAATGGAAGATGAAAAGAAAAATCAAAATGCAGATACTCAAACTGCAACAGAGAATAAAGCACAAGAAAATCAAGAGCTAAAAACTGAAAACAAAAATGAGGGGGAGAAAACTAAAAAACAAGTAGCTCAAAAAGGCGAAGATGGTTCAATAGTTTTCAAAAATCAAGATGAACTTGATGGATTTATAAGAAGAATGTATGCCAAAGGTGCCGAAAAGGCTGAGCAAGGCGAAACATCTAAACAAGTTCAAGAAAATCAAATGCAACAAGAAGAGGTAAAACAAGAAGAAAGTGTTGCTGCAGTAGACTATACAGATAAAATTGCTCTTGCTATGGCCAAAGTAGGGGTAGATGTCAAAAAAGTTGAAAGAGCAGCTAGATTAGTTGATACATCTAAGATTTTAGAGAATGGGGTACTAGACTCTAAAAAACTAGAAGATGAAATCAATGCAGTAATTGCAGAGTTTCCAGAGTTCAGGAAGAAAAAGAAGAAAAAGGCTTTAAGTTTGGAGCAACAGAAGGTAATTCAAATACAAGCCAAAAAACAAAAAAATCTATACCAAGTAAAAAATGGAATAGGTTTAATTCATTAGTTTAAGAAAGGATTGATTTATTATGGCATTAAATTATGCAGAGGTATGGTCTCCAGACCTATTAGAAATAATGGAGCAAGAATCATTAACATCACCATTTATAACTACAGCAGTTAAATGGTTAAATGCAAAGACTTTCCACTTTACACAAATGAATACAAGTGGATATAAATCACATAATAGAAATGGTGGTTGGAATAGAGGTACATACGCACAAGAAGATGTACCATTTACATTAACACATGATAGGGATATTGAGTTTTTAGTAGATGTTGCAGATGTTGATGAAACTAATAAAACAGCATCTATAAAAAATATATCTAAGACATTTCACAAAACTCAACAAGTACCTGAAATGGACGCATACTTTTTCTCAAAAGTTGCTACAGAGGCATTAAAATTAGAAAAATATCATAGTGAAACAGCTGAAAGTGCATGGACTAAAGAGAATGTATTTGGAAAATTAAAATCTATGTTGAGTGCAGGAAAATTAAGAAGATATGTAAAAAACGGTTCATTAATTTGCTATGTAAGAAGTTTCATAATGGATTTATTAGAACAATCAACAGACTTTACAAGAAAAATAGAAATGACACAAATTGCAGAAGGTGGAATTGGAATCGAAACAAGAGTAACTGATATTGATGGTGTAACATTAATGGAAGTTATAGATGATGAAAGATTTTACGATAAATTCGATTTTACAGACGGTTTCCTTCCAGTTGCAAAAGTAGAGACAACTTATAAAGCTTCTACAGATTCATCAGTAGTACCAGGAAAAACATACTACACAAAATCTGGTGGACAATATACAGTAGTAGCTGAACCAACAGGAAATCCATCTAGTTCAAGTTATTACGAAGTAGATAAAGAAGGAACAACTGGTTCAAGAAGAATAAATGTATTAATTGCATCGTTATTGACTGTAAAAACAGTTCCTAAAATCGCTAACATTTATTACTTTGAACCAGGTGGACATACAGAGGGTGATGGATATCTATATCAAGACCACTCATTATCTGATACATTTGTATTCCCAAATGGAAAAGACAATAAGATAGATAGTATATATGTCGATGTAGATACTACTGAATATAATGGCGAGGAGGAATAATATATGATTAAAGTACAAAGAGACAATGCAATATTATCTATTGAAGAGACAAACTTAGGGCAATATGAGGCAAGAGGATACAAAAAAGTTGGAGAGAAAAAAGATGCAACGAAAGAAGAATTACAAAAAGAAATTGAAAGACTAAATAAGGTTAATCAGGAATTAACAGAGAAATTAAACAAAAAGAAAAAATAGAGGTGTTGCACATGATAACAGTTTATGCAACAAAAGAAGATTATAAAAGATATGGCTCTGGTTCACTAGAAGATAGTGAAGTAGATAAATATTTAGAATTATCTTCAATAGATATTAACAGAGCTACATTAACAAGAATTGAAAAAAGAGGATTTAATAATTTAACAGAACAACAAAAGGATTTAATAATTAAAGCTACTTGCTTACAAGCTGATTATATAAAAGATGAAGGCGTTTATGATGATGATAGTATATCTAGCTATAGTATTGGTGGAGATTTGACAGTAAATGAAAAAGAATCTACTGATATAGCTGATAAACTAAATATATCTAAATTAGCCTTTTTTTATTTAAAAAGAACAGGATTAACAAATAGGATACTATGATTAAAAAGTTAAATCCTAAGCATTTAGAAAGATTATTAAATAACAAATGTGATGTTAAATTATATCAAGAAGGCTTGTCAGAAGAAGGCGAGCCTTTAACTTCTTTAAATCTTGAAAATCAAAAATGTAGATTTGTTGAAAAAATTAAAAATATAATTACTGCTGATGGGAAAAAGGTTGAACTTGTTGGAAAAGCAATATTGCTAGGAGATATAGCACCAAATATAAAAAAGATAAGCGGTGGAGAAGTAATATTTAATGATAGTAAATATGAAATATATCAGGCAAGCAGACCAAGAAATCCAGATGGCAGTGTTCATCATACAACTTTGGAGTTGATGTAATATGAAAATAACTTTTAATACTAAAAATATAAATATGGTAAATGATATTGCTAAAAAGTCTTTATTAGATACAGCAGAAGCAATAAAAACTGATTTAATCCAAAGTCAAACAATGCCATTTGACACAGGTGTTATGCAAAATGATAGTACATATGTTGATGATAAAAGAATAATAAAAGGCATAGCAAGATTAGTTACAGATACACCATATGCAAGAAAAGTGTATTTTGATCCAGAAATTACTATACATCAAGATAAAAATCCTAATGCTAAGCAACGATGGTTTGATGATTATATATCTGGTGAAAAGAAAAACTTGCCTATTAAATATTATCAGCAGATGTTAAAAAGGAGAATGAAATGATAGAGAGATTAAAAACAGTTAAAGTAAAAGACTATCTAAAAAGTATAATTAAAGATTGTGATAACTGGTCTATTGGGAAAATAGATAACAACCAAGAAAAAGCAATAGCAATATATACTAATAGAAGGCAATTAGATAGTTTATCAAAATATAAAAACCTACAAAGTTATGGAATATTACCAATCACATTCTTATTGAGATGGACAAAAAATTATAATACAGCCGAAACAAAGGCAAATGACATATATGAGTTACTAGATTGTAGCTTTTTTTTTATTGACGATTACAGATGTAATATCAATTGTTTATATGATGGACCTATTGATTTAGGTTCAGACGAAAATGGAGTTTATAAGTTCAGTATTGAATTAAATTTATTATATAGAAAGGGTGAAAAATAATGCCAGGAACAGCAAAAACAGGGGTATATCCAGTATATGAAAACCAATTTAAAGTTGGTGCTAGTAAAGAATCACTAACTGAAATAGCAGATATGGTAAGTTTTTCAGTTGCATTAGATAATACAGTTGAGGAATGGAATCCATTCGACCAAAAAGGATGGATTAGAAGATTAATGACTGCAAAATCAATTACTATTTCCGTATCAGGAAAAAGAAATTATGGAGATACTGGAAATGATTATGTAGCAGGTTTAGCATTAAAAAATGGTAGAGATGCAGAAGGATGTTTACAATGGACATTTCCAAATGGTGATGTTTTATTATTTGAAGGAGCCGTATTCAATGTAACAAATTGGGGCGGAGGAGATTCTACAACGGTTATTCCGTTAGAATTTGATGTGATGTCAAATGGAAAACCAACTTATACAGAAGCGGAAGAATCAACTTAAAATTAGGGGCAATTGTCCCTTTATTTTTTTATAAATTTTAGGAGGTAAATTATGAATTTAAATATTACAGATAAATTAGGAATAAAAAAACAAGAAATAACTATTGCAGAAGGAAAAACATATACAGTAAATTGTGGAGCAAAAACAATGATAAAAGCTCAAGAAATATTCAAGAAAGATAATTCTTTTGATGCAATGTTTGATGTTATAGAGTTGCTTTTAGGAAAAAAAGCAAGAAAAGATATATATGATATGGATTTAACAGTAAAACAATTACAAACTGTTATTGTAGCAATAATGGCACAAATAAATGAAATATCATATGAGGAAATGGAAGACCGATTTCAAAAATCAATCAAATAGTGAAACATGGTATGACTTTGAAGAAGATTGGGAATTAATAGCTTCTAGTCTAAAAACACAATATGGATACAGTATTAGAAAAGAAATTGAAACTATGAGTTGGGGAGAGTTAAGCAGTGATATTTCTGGGCTTATGGGAGATACTCCTCTTGGGAGTATCGTACAAATTAGAAGTGAAGATGACAAAGAAAGATTGAAAAACTTTACACAAGAACAAAAAGATATAAGATGGAAATATAGAATGAAAATGGCTCAAAATGTGGATCAAGAAGAATTTAAAAAGGTTATTACTGATTTACAAAAGGCATTTAAAGAAATGGCTGGTGATAACAAATGAAAGAAATAAGATGCCCCAAATGTAATCAACTTTTAATAAAAGCTGATATTTGTATCGGAGAAATAAAATGTATTAGATGTAAAGAAATAGTAAAAATAGATATGAAAAATGACAGAGTGAGCAACACAACTAAAAATAGTGAGTAGTTAGCCAATACCTGCAATTCTAAAATTTATAAAAAAGAAAAGGGAGGAAAAGCAGGTATGAGCACCAATGTAGGAGCAGTAGATTTTGAATTATTGTTAAATTCAAATCCGTTCAATAAAGGGATACAGGCTGCTGGAAATACAGTACAAAAAAGTGGAATAGAAAATTCTTTAAAAAGTATAGGTAAAGCTGCAATAGCTGCTTTTTCAGTTGGAGCGGTTGTAAATTTCACAAAAAGTTGCCTCGAATTAGGTTCTAATTTAGCAGAAGTACAAAATGTTGTAGATGTTACTTTCGGAAGTTTAAATAGTGAAGTAGATAAATTTGCACAAAATGCAATAGAGCAATTTGGGTTAGGACAAACTGTTACCAAGAAGTATGTTGGTACATTTGGAGCTATGGCAAAAGCTTTTGATTTTAATAATCAAGCAGCATTAGAAATGGCAGAGACACTAACTGGACTAACAGGAGATGTTGCATCTTTTTATAATTTAAGTACAGATGAAGCATATACAAAACTAAAATCAGTATTCACAGGAGAAACTGAAACGTTAAAAGACTTAGGTGTTGTAATGACACAAAATGCATTAGATCAATATGCTTTGGCTAATGGATATGGAAAAACAACAGCTAAAATGTCTGAGCAAGAAAAAACAGCATTAAGATATCAATTTGTTTTAGATAAATTGAGTTTAGCACAAGGAGATTTTGCTAGAACAAGTGATAGTTGGGCAAACCAAACAAGAGTATTAAGCCTAAGATTTAATGAATTAAAAGCTAGTTTAGGACAAGGATTTATAAATTTATTCACTCCGATTGTTCAAGGAATAAACTGGGTGATAAGTAAGCTACAAATTCTTGCAGACGCTTTTAAATCATTTACAGAATTTATTACAGGTAAAAAATCTGATAATACTGGCGGAGTCGGAAGTATTGCAACAGATTTATCAAATGTAACAAATTCAGCAAACACAGCATCGAATGCAGTATCTGGAATAGGAAGTAGTGCTAAAAAAGCAGCAAAAGACATGAAAAGTTTAGCAGCTTTTGATACAGCACAAATATTACAAAACAATTCTGACAGCGATTCATCTGGAAGTGGAGGAGCAGGCAGTTCTGCCGGAGTAGATTTTGGAAATTCATTATCAGACACAATGCAAGAAGCAAATGCTGAAATGAACGCTTTTATGAAAAAAGCTTATGAGCTATTAGACATATTTAAACAAGGATTTGCAGAAGGATTTGGAAAATTTGATTTTAGTAGCATTATTAACTCAATAGAAGGAATCAAAAAGAATTTAGTAGATATATTTACAGCACCAGAAGTTTTAAATGCAGCAAATAATTGGATAAATACTGTTGTATTAAATTTAGGAAGAATGGCAGGTAGTATTGCTAGTGTTGGAGTAACAATAGCAGATAATTTACTAGCCGGAATAAACTTATTTTTAGAACAAAATAAAAAAAATTTGCAAGATCATATAGTAAGACTATTTGATATTTCTAGTAGGAGTTATGAATTGTTAGGAAATATATCAGTTGCAATATCAGATATATTTACCATTTTTAGAGGGAATACGGCAAAACAAATAACAGCCGATATAATAGCAATTTTTACAGAAGGATTTTTAGGAGCAACAGAAGTAGTTGGAACATTAGCAAATGATTTGGTGTATATAATAGCACAACCTTTTATTGATAATAAGGATTTAATAAAGGAAACTTTGCAAGGTATATTGGAGCCAATATCTAGTGTATTAGGAACAATAAAGCAAGGAATACAAGATACATTTTCTAAGTTTTGGGAAGTATACAATACTTATATTGCACCAGCAGTAGAAAATATAAAAAACGGATTTTCAAGTATTTTAAAAACAGTATTAACAGTATGGAATGAAAATATAAAACCTATATTGAATGAATGGGCAACAAGATTTGACGCTTTATGGAAAGAACATTTACAACCAATGGTTAATAGCTTTCTAGAATTTATAGGAAAGCTCGTAAATGGATTGTCGGAATTATGGAATACATGGTTAGTTCCTATTTTTAATTGGATTGTTGAAAATGTAGTACCAATTTTATCTCCAATTTTCGAAACAATAGGAAATCTATTTATGAATGTATTTGGAGTTATTGCAGATGTTTTAAATGGAATATGGCAAGTTTTAAGTGGGTTAATAGATTTTATCGTTGGAGTGTTTACAGGAGATTGGGAACTGGCTTGGAATGGAGTTAAAGAAATATTTTCAGGAATATGGACAGCAATAAAAGGATTTTTTGAAGGAATTTGGAACTCGATTAAAGATATAGTGACAGGGGCAATTGATACTGTAAAATCATATATAGAATATGTATTAAATGCAATATCAACTGTTTGGAGTAATGTTTGGAATGGAATTAAAAATTTTGTTTCAAACATCTGGAATGGAATTAAAGGTATCTTTTCAGGTGTAGGTAGCTGGTTTACCAACATATTTCAACAAGCATACAACGGCATTACAAAAGCATTTAGTAATATAGGGAATTTCTTTTCTAATATTTGGAATAGTATAAAAAATACTTTTTCTAATTTAGGGACAAGCATAGGAAATGCTATTTCTAACGCAGTAAAAAGCGGTATTAATGGAGTTATTTCTTTGATTGAAAGAACAATAAATAGAGCAATTAATCTTATAAACGGTGGTATAAGTCTAATAAACCTAATTCCAGGTGTCAATATTGGGAAAATCGGGACATTATCATTGCCACGTCTTGCGGAAGGTGGTTATGTAAAAGCTAACACACCACAGTTAGCGATGATTGGAGATAATAGACATCAAGGAGAAATTGTAGCGCCAGAGGATAAGCTGGAAGAAATATATAGAAAAGTATTAAAAGAGCAAGGAATAGGAAACAACGATAAAGTAATAGAACTGCTAAAAATGATTATAGAATTATTAAGAAATATAGACTTTAATCCTGAACTAGCAGTAGATGGATATAGATTAAATAAAGTGTTAGAAAAAATAAAAAATAAAAAGAAATTTGCAACGAATGGAGGCTAAAAGATGTATGAACCAAAATTAATAGTAAACAATACACAAGTACCAGGCATAGTAAAATTAACTCCTGGTCCAGAGCCTCTATGGGGAGATGGAACAGGAAGAAATACATTGGATGGTCACTATTCTGGAACTTTTATAGGGTATTTTACAACATTAGAAATCGAATTTGGAATAGTTTCGGATGAAGAATTTAATTTAATAAAAAGTTTACTTGAACATCCTTTTTTAGAGGGTGTTCAATTTGCTTTGGAAAAAGACATGGGAAACTATAAACAAGGACAGTTATATGCAGAAGATTTTTATAATGGAGCAGCTATAAAATCTAGTCCTTTGGCATGCGGAGGATATTGGGAAAGTTTTTCAGTAACTTTAACAGCAACAGATAGGAGGCCACAATTAACATGATAAGTGTAACCGATGATTTTAGAACAAGAACTAAAAAAATAAAGCAGCAAGACATAAAATTAAGTATATTAGATGGCGAATTAACAGTAAAAGAAGTACATTTTATGACAGTAAAAAAATTTAACGCATTACCTGTTTGGATGTTAAGAAAAAGACAAAAAGTAATAGCGAAAGAATTGAAATATAGTTTTGAAGGAAATTTATTTAAAACTATAATGAAACAAATTGAAATAACAGTAAAAAATGCAGGAGAATTAAAAGATAAGAATGTTAACTTTCAATATGGAATATATATAAATAATGATTTTGAATATATTGACTTGGGTGATTATTATATAAAAGATATAGAAGATGACAAAGGTAAATCAGAGTTAGTTGTAACAGGTTACGATAAAATGATTAATTTCATGAAGAAAAAGTTTAAACAGGAAGATTTACAATTAACATATCCATGCACAATGTTAGCATTGGTTCAAAAAATGTGCGAAGTTTGTAGTGTTGAGTTATATTCTACAAACTTTTTTAATGCGGATTTAAATGTTGCTGAGGACTATTTTACAGCACAAGAATTGACATATAGAGATGTTTTAGAAAAAGTAGCAGAATCAACAGAAACAACAATTTTTATAAAAGATAATAAATTGTATTTGCATAAATTGGCTGATAATCCTGTCGAGAAATTAGATTCAAGTTACTTAACGGGCTTGACAGTTAAAGAAAAATTTGGACCTGTAAACGCACTTGTTCTTGGAAGAGGAGATGTAGAAGACAATATAGAATCCAAAGATGATGTAAGCATATCTCAAAATGGTAGATGTGAAATAAGGTTTGACGAAAATGAATTTGTTGAATATCAAAGAGAACAAGTAGTAGATGAAATGTTTGAAAAAATAAAAGGACTAGAATATTATGCTTTTGAAGGCTCTGATGTAGGTGTTATGTGGTTAGAACCATGCGATTTGATAGTAGTAGAAGATAGTGAAGAAAATATGTATAAGACAATATATTTAACAGCAAACATTACAATAAACACAGGCATAAGCAGCGATATAGAAGCGAATATACCAGAAGTAACAAATACAGTATATAAAGTTACTACAAAAGAGGAAAAAAAGACTCTAAAAGTGGAGAGACTAGCGAAAAAGAATGAAGGGTTAATTCAAGATTTAGTAGAAGAAAATACGGAAACATCACATAAGATAACGCAAATAGAACAAACAGTAGATGGAATAAACCAAAAAGTAGAAAACATACAAGACTTGACTGTTACCGTTGAAGGAGTAACAAGTATAAATTTAAACAATTGTATGGAAGGCCCTTTAATGGAATTGCATATCTATGGAAACAATACAGTTTTTAAGCAATTGTTTGTTAATGATGATCTAATTGTAAGCGACGATTTAATTATTTATGGAGACAGTCGAATAGTAGTAACAGATAAAGATAACAATTCTATGACATATGAATTAGGAGTAACAGATGTTTTAAGGCAGAATGGAGATGTATGCGATGAATATGTATTGCAAGATGGAAAAGCAAGTATAATAAGAAGAATAAATAAAGACGGAACAATAAAATCAACAGAAGTAGTAGAAGATTTGGGAGAATTTGAAATAAATTTAAAAGAAGGAAACAATACAGTTAAAATAAAAAATTATCAAGCAAGAGTAAGTGTAAAATTTGTTGCAAAAAACGAATACACAGACGTATTTTTACCAAAATTGGAACTTGGGACAGAAATAGAGCAGAATTATGAGCATGTAAAAATAGCTTGGAACCAGATAAGTGAGTTTATACAATTAATGATAATAAATAACAATGCAAGTCTTGCAATCCTGGATAAGGACAGCAAATTAATGATGTCACTTGATAAAGAAGGATTAAATTTTTATAAAAATGGAGAAACAGAACCATTTGGGGAAATGGGAGTAAAAAAAGTAGGAGAAGACAATTTCGTTAGTTTCTCTGTTTTAGGTGATTATGATAATAATATTCAAAATGGAATGTCATGGGGAATTACTAATAAAACTACTGGCAAATTTTTTCCAATTTTATATATTAAAAATTTTTCATTAGGACCTGAAAACTCGGGAACAGGTTGGGGGGAACTTGTATTAGATTCTTGCGATATGAGATTAGATATGAATGCAAGCATAATAGCAGGCAATCTTAAAATTTCAAGTAATCTATTTGGAGATTTATTTTTCGAAAATAAAGAAACAAACGAAACATTGATGCAAATAGGAACTTCTAACGAGTTGCACGATTATCCTGTTGTACAAATTTTAGACAAAATAGAATTTTTTAAAAATCAAGCTGGAAGCAACAGTTTAAGAATAGGAAATGAAGGCAGTTGTTGCGTATTAACAGATGAAGGAAAACTTACAACATATGGAGATATCTACTGCTTTACACATTTAACAGCACGAGAAGGAGTAGACTGCCCGGAAGGTTATGTAAGTGGAATAGCATTTATTGATAATTCAAGGGAAGAAACAAAAAAGAATATAAAAAGATTTAATGAAAAAGCATTACAAATAATAAAAGAAACAGACATATATGAATTTAATTATAAAGCAGAGTTAGATAAAGACAAAACTCATCTAGGCTTTATAATAGGTGAAAATTATAATTATTCAAGTAGAATAACAGCAAAAAATAAAGAAGAGAAAGAAATAGGAGCAGATTTATATTCAATGATTTCTGTCGCATATAAAGCTATACAAGAACAACAAGGAATAATAGAAAAACAGGAAGAAAGAATAAAGGAATTGGAGGAAAAAGTAAATGAGCTACTTTAATTTTGAAAATGGGGTATCGGCAGCGAATGATACTAATTTAAATGCAATGCAAGAAGGATTAATGGAGTTGGTTTTTCCAGTAGGTAGCACATATATTACACAATCTAACACAAATCCAAATACAATATTAAATTTTGGAACATGGGAAAGATTGAAAGGAAAAGTGTGTCTAGGTTTAGATGAAGATGACACCAATATGAATGCCATAGGAAAAACAGGAGGAGAAAAAACACATATTTTGACAGTAGATGAAATGCCTTCACACACACATACACTAAATAATGCAACACTATTAAATAGAAACATTTCAGGTACAGGTGGAGCACAAGGAAGCACTACTGTACAAGGAGCAACTGTAACTGCAAACAATTCTGGTGGTGGACAAGCACACAACAATATGCAGCCATTTGAGATTGTTGGTTATATGTGGATAAGGAGGGCATAGAATGGCAGTTAAAAGAATAGGAACTTTAAATAAACATGAAAATCCAGCTACAAATGAAAATAAATTTGATATAGAAAACTATATGAATGCTAACTGGGACAAAATAAAAGAGGTTGTAGACAACAATGCAGATGAATTGAGTGAAACACAAGCAAACAAAGTAGATAAAGTAGATGGAAAAGGTTTAAGTACAGAAGACTATACAACAGCAGAAAAACAAAAATTAGCAGGATTAAATAACTACGATGATACAGAAATAAAAGAAGACATACAAAATATCAAATCAGAACAAACAACACAAAATACAAAGCTACAAGAACTAGAAGATAATCAAATACATATAACAACAGAAAGAGCAAGTAATTTGAATGTGCAAGACGCAAGTGGGCAAAATGCGAAAATTAAATTGTTTGGAATTAGCAAACAAGAGGGAACACCCAGCCCAAAAAGTCCAAGCGAAATAGAAAATACAACAGGAAATGTAAAAATAACAAGTTGTAATAAAAATTTGTTTAATAAAAACACAGTAACAGAAGGCAAAAATATAGGAAACAACGGAGAGTTTGTTATAAACAACAATTATTTTATTAGTGATTATATATTAATAAACAAAAATGTAAGTCTGGCTCTAACTGGCATTGAATGGGGAAGAATAGCTTTTTACGATAAAGATAAAAACTTTATAAAGTATTCAGCAAATGCTGAAAGTAATGATTTAATAGCAACAAGCACAGAAGATACAAAATATGCGGTTATTTCTTCAATAATAGCAACTATTGACAATGTACAATTAGAAGTATCAAATACAGCAACAGATTTTGAAGCACACGAAGAAGAAGTAAAAACATTTCCGTTGTCGCAAAATCAAAAAATGTTTGAAGGCGATTATTTAGCAGATGACGGAATACATCATAAAAGAAAGCAAAGAGAACTTGATGGGACAGAGAATATTCAAATTTTTGAATATGGAACAGCACATATAACTACTACGATGTTTAATTTTACAAATTTAATTACAAAGAAAAATAATGTTTTAAAGTATTGTTCGCATTTTAAAGTGCTACAAAATACAACAACAACATTAAATACAGATGACAATTGGATTATGAATGATGGTTCAGGAAATGTGTTTATATCTATTAAAAATGATATTGCAAGTACAGTAGAAGAAATAAAAGCATATCTAGCACAGCAAAAAACAGCAGGAACACCAGTAACAGTCGAATATCCGTTGTCAGAAGAAGAGGTTGAAGCATACACAGAAGAACAACAAACGCAACGCGATCAACTTCAAAATGCAAAAACATATAAAACAGTTACAAATGTATTCACAGATAATGCAGAAGTAGAGATGAACTATATAGCAGATACAAAAACATATGTAGATAATGAGATAAACAGCATAAAAGAACAGTTAAATACGATAAATGAATTACTAAGTACAACTACAACAAGTGCAATGTTATTAGATAACATGCAATCAGATTTAGAAAGTGAGGTGTTATAAAATGAATATTGCAACACTTTTAGAAAATCTAATCACTAAGAAATATTACGAAAATAAAGCAGAAATACAAAATAAATTAGATGTATTTTATGCAATGAGCAAAATAAGTGATGAAGAATATACAACATTAACTTTAAAAGTTGAAGATGTTTACAAAGTTATAGAAGATACAGAAGTTGCAGAGGAGGGCTAATATGCAAGAAGCACAAATAATAGAAAGATTAGTTGCAGTAGAAGAAAGAAGTAAATCAAACACAAAAAGAATAAATGAAGCTGAAGCTAGACTAAATGAAAATGAAAGAGTTTTGAATAATGTAGACAAGTCTTTATCTGTAACAGTAGAACAAATAAAAAACATTGCAGAAGATTTAAAACAAACGAGTATTAATTTTAAAGAAGCAATGATGAGAAGTAATACAGCAAATAGTAAAGAAACTGAACTATTAAAAGAAAAATGTAATGATTTAGAAAAGAAATACGAAAAATTAGATAGTAAATTAGAACAAGAAACAGTTGGAAAAGATGCTGAAAATTGGAGAAATTCAAAAAGTAAAATAATTTCGTGGATAATTACAGCTATCTTGATGATAGTTGCAGGAGCATTAGGAATATCAAAATTTTTATAGGAGGGAAAACAAAAATGAGTGAAAACAAGACAAACGAAAACAAGAAAAGAAATATTGTATTGATAGTAATAGCAATATTCATTGGAATTTTAAGTGGATTTGGATTTTATAATGCAAATGAAGATAATTCAACAGAAGAAATAGTAAGTAGTGCAGTAAATGAAATAAAAGACTATATAACTACTTACAACATGTCACAAGAAGAAATAGAAGAATTACCTTCAACAGAAATAGTTGAGCAGACAGAAACACAAGAACAAGAAGTATCAGCAGAGCAAGAAGTAGAGTCAGAAGATTTTGAATTGCAAGGCGAGATAGCTTATGAAGGTTCAAGTGAATATCCTAATATTTCGTTAGGAAACTATACAGGACTTACATATTATAATCAGACTGACAGCAGATGGAGAAACCATCAATATAGTTCTGTTGGGGATAGCTCACAAACAATTGGAACTAGTGGTTGTGGACCTACTTCGGCTGCAATGGTAGTAACTGCTATCAAAGGAACAATAACTCCGCCAGAAATGGGAGATTTGTTTGTTCAATACGGTTATAGAAGTGCTAGTAATGGAACTTATTGGAGTGCTTTCAGATGGACAGCAGATGTATTTGATATTGGATATCAAGAAACATCTAGTTTAGATACAGCAATTAATCTAGTGAGAAATAACAACTATGTAATTTGTTCAGTTGGAAATGGATTGTTTACAACTGGTGGACACTTTATAGTAATAGTTGGAATAGATGGGGATACATTAAAGATATATGATCCATATCTTTATAGTGGAAAATTCGATACATCTACTAGAAGAGGTAAAGTAACAGTTAGTGGAAATACTGTGTATTGTTCAATAAATAATTTTAGAAATTATGCAAATTATAAAGGATTTTTTGCATATAAACATGACGGAAATATACAAGAAAATACAGGAAATGTAACAACATCAACTTATACAAGATATGTAAGTACTAATAGTAAAAACTTGAATGTTAGAAGTGGAGCAGGATATTATAGCATTATAGGAAGCTTGAAAAAAGGAACAGTTGTAACAGTAGCAGAAACAAATGGCAGTTGGAGCAGAATAACAAGTCCAATAAATGGTTGGGTAAGTTCTAGTTATTTAAGTTCTTACACAAGTTCTAGTACAACAGGTTATAGAACAGGAAAGTATAGGGTAACAAATGTATCTAAAAACAGTGTATTATGTGTTAGAACAGGTCCAAGCACAAAATATAGTAAAAAAACATATAGACAGCTAAGTACAAATGCTAGATCTCAAAACAGAACAAATGGAAATTATTATGCAAATGGTTACAAAAACGGTGTAGTATTTACAGTATCCAAAATATCTGGAAACTGGGGATTAACTCCATCAGGTTGGGTATGTTTGGATTATTGCACTAAGATATAAAACAAAAAGCTAGATTAGATTAATTTCTAGTCTAGCTATTTTTTTGTGCTAAAACATAGTGAAATCAAGCAATAGAAGTATATTAATTAAAAATAAAAACCTTTTAAAATCGAACCTCGTAAGCCAACTTTTGTTGATATTTTGAGGAAAATTAAAAGGTATAAGATATATTTTATAAGTTGCATTTTTAGTGATAATATGCTAAAATATAACAAGTTTAAGGATTAAAAGGATGTTTTAGTATGATAAATATGTATATTGATGAATCTGGAAGTATAAATCCATTTAGAACAAGATTAAAAAGATATTTTGTTGTAGGAATTGTAATTCCAAAAAATAAAGAAAGATTAAAAAGAGTATATAAACTGTTCGTAAGAAAGAACTTTCAAGAATTAAAAGAGGCAGACAAATATAATAAAATGTTTGATGATAAAGGTAATTTTATAGAGTTAAAAGGAAGTTGCTTTACGCAAGAGTTAAAAATAAAGTTTGCAGATTTCTTCTGTAAAAATA